AAGACAAATTGGGGCGTCTAACGATATTCGAAATCGTCCTGAAAGTTTCACAAACTTCCGTGCGAACCACTACACTATAAACGCCATAAAATGGTCGGAGTGCCGGGATTTGAACCCGGACCGCTCGCTCCCAAAGCGAGTGCGCTACCAAGTTACGCTACACTCCGATAAACTATAACACTACATAAATATCATGCAATGTCAATAAAAATAGAATAGGCGTGATTTGGTGTGCGCCTCCCACCCAAGGGGCTACCCCTGTAACTGCCGTAAAACTCACTTAAAATTGTGCATTGTTAAGAGGCATTGAGTGACAAATATTGTCTTTTTACGCAAAAGAACTAACGATTGAACCAATCCACTGCTTCTGTTGATATGCTTTTACGAAAACATATGAACGAACAAGTTTTGAGCACTTGTTATACTGAAAGAAGATGGTTGTAAATTTATTCCTATTAAGGAGCTAGATGGATAGCCTAGTGTGACACAAGTACGATGACTCGTGTTCTATTCTTTACTATTTCTTTTCACGTTTACCAAAAATGCAACTGCTCGGGTTACAGCGGAACAGTAGGCTGGATCGTTTGTTTCAGAACGTCGTAACTGCTAAATTATATATGATTGTACAGATTTTCATTTCCATAACCAGAAGATAAAATCTGTTCACGAGTTGCAACTATGGGAGTTATTCTTCCCTTTTCTTTGAAATTATTCAATTTTATGGCAGATTCTCCAGCATACCAATGCACAAGTTTTCCATCAACCAATTGTGTGTGTATGGGTGTTGTGTTTGTTACTTTTACTTCCCATCCTTCTTCTTTAGCTTCTCTTGTTACTGCTTCAACTGGCGATTCGCCAATATCAACTTTTCCACCGGGCAATCCAATTCTTCCTTGCTCATTGCGATCAGCTGCACGAGTTGTAGCAGCATATCCACCATTTGCTTTGGCTAAAACAAACACTGCAAACGGTGTTCCGATCAAGTCTTTCAATTTTATCATGTAATATAAATATATACCAAATACAAAAACTAGGGCTCATCACATTAAATTAGTTTCAATATCCCAAACAGACAAGTGATGCATCACCCCAGACCGCTGAATTATCTTTGGGCTATACTGGTTTTTTATATTGAAATTGGTACTGGAGAAGGGACTCGAACCCCCGATAGGCGCGATGTAAACGCGCTGCATTAGCCACTATGCTACCCCAGCATAAAATTTTATTATTTTGTTTCTCCCGGAATTACGATTCTGTCCGCCACTTCTCCCATTACGTATTTTGCAATATGTCGCGGCGAAATCCATATATATTCATGCTGACTTATTTGTTTTTGGTCGTAGTCTAATAGAAACTCATCAAAATTTTCATATCCGTCGTCAAACCGTAAAACTAGGTCACTATCTTTAGCGTCTGGTCTTATTCTCGTGTGTAATTTTCCTTGCTTTGATAACAATGCACCGTTTTTCGAATCCGCTAAATTTTGAGCAGCCCAAGCTTGTGCGGCTCGAAGATATTTTTGAAATAATTCCTCGTTGGGGGAGGAAAATTTCGCTTTTGGGAAGGGTTTATAACTGCGTCTTATTGCAATTCTTACCTGTTCGTCTGAATTCACACTATATTCAGGGTTAAGCTCGATTTCTTGTATTACTTCTTTTATCAAAGATTTTAATTCGGATTTTTTCATAAATATAAATATATACTTCAATTTTAAATTTACTTATTATATTTAATGTAAATGGTGGTCCCACGGGGACTCGAACCCCGAACCAAGAAGTTAAAAGCTTCCTGCTCTACCGATTGAGCTATAAGACCAAAAAAGGGATTTCTCCCTCGACTCCGATGTTTACTTTAATAGTGCTTCAACCTTGCGGATAGCATCTTTTCTTTCATCAATGGAAACAGGAAAATTATTCACTACATTAATGAAGCTGTCTAACGTCTCATATGTCACCTCGTTCAAATCGTTATCATCAGCCGAAGCATAATGATATTCTTCGAACGGGACGGGACAAGAACACCCCGCACTTGCTGCGTAATACACTCGATTGGTGTCGGTCGCCCGAACTATCAATAGAGTATTAAACGCGTAGTCTTGAGGGTCGTCAAGTACATCGACAATTTCTAAACCGCATTCTTTTGGATTATAGTATATGTTTTGCATAATAAGCACGCATACTGTTTACTATAAATGGTGGAGAAAATGGGGCTCGAACCCACAACCTTCGCATTGCAAATGCGGTGCTCTACCAATTGAGCTATTTCCCCGTTATCTTTACATTTTATAACATCTAACCTATATTTATACATATGATTTCACTAGCAAACCTTGCTCGCAGCCTATTGACCGAGAGAATGAGTTTTTACCAATTATTCAATTCGTCCACGCCGTCCAGAAAGAACCGAGCGAAGAATATGAAAGTACAAACATTGCCCGTTCTGTCTAACAGAGATGAAAGATACTGGAATTTCTCTTTTAGAAGTGCGCCAGATAATAACACCACGGGTAAATCTTGGAAAGGTAGAATTACATTTCCAAAATCTAAAGAAGTTACTCGCCCAGATAGACTCATGTGCGAAGTTGATTGTGGATGTCCAGATTATAAATTTCGTTGGGCATACGCTAACAATAAAAAAGGAGCAAGTCCATTAGGATTCAATAGTTTGAATAAATCTAATGGAATGCCAGCAGATATGTTAAATCCGGAAAATCGTCCGGGACTTTGCAAACATCTGTTAGCTTTAAAAGATGGCCTAAAAAAGAAATTATCAGCAAGTCTCCAACCAACACTGTCCGGCAAGCTCGATGAAGTAGTGGACCAAAATCGACAATTTGATATAACTTACGAAGAATAATATATCATGATTAAATTAAAAGATTTACTTAACGAGATTCAGTCGAAACCATTGACTGTGTATCATGGAACAGGTTCAAAATTTAAAAAGTTTGACTTGAAAAAAACTACTCAAGGTATTATATGGTTTACGTCTGATAAAAACAAAATATTGTCAAACGAAGCGGGTGCACAAGGTAAAGGTTACCTAATTACTGCCGAAGTCACCATTAATAATCCTGCTGGGTGGGATGAATACGACAAGCTTGGTCTTGGTCAGATTAAAGGTAATGGATTTGATGGAGTAATCCTCAAAGACGCTGATGGTCAATTTGACTGTTTTGTATTTTCTCCACGGCAAATAAAAATAATAAAATCGGAAAAAATAAATACAAGTAAGGTATCTGAGGCATATACAGTAACTAAGTTGCCGCAATCCGATACTCGGCTATCTTCAAATTTTAGAGATGTTACAGGTGAAGAAGAAGCACATACTATTCAAGATAACTACGAAAAATACGCGGTTCGTGCAGGTATAAATCCTACCGATTTAATTTCACATTTACAAAGCGGACATGGGACTATTTATAATCCATATAACTCCAAAGATTATCTCGTTGGTCAATTCATCGGTGATACATTTGCCGTTTCGCATTTTGCACCCGAGACTGGTAAAACTGGTATAGATATGCTATTGGATTTGCTACACTCATCCACACCGGCTATTTTTGCAGTTCCGGAAAAAATATCCAATCAATTAGAAAAAATTGGATATAAAAAAGTGGGATCAAATGTTCCAATGAGATTTAAGGGTGATATAAAAGACAAAAATATTTTGATTAACAACGCCGTCAACCGCGAGGATTTGACAACTTTATTAGAACACTGGATGGAAGAGGCAGCATCCGATAGTTTATTATCATCCGACCCAAGAGTGAAGTTGTTCTTTGATAAACTAAAAAGTAAAAACGCTATATCAAACGACCAGCGTGACCAATTAAAATTGTCTGAACAAGAAGATTATAAAGGTCAACACCGTGCGCCAGATAAAGATGGCGGAGCACCATTGCACGATTTAACAAAAATTTATCCAGACGATGTTTATTCATCGAAGGCCGAACAATATTATGGGGATCGATCAACTGAATACAGTGATGCTGAGACCGTATCTATAATACAAAGTGCAAGAGGAAACCCCAACAAGCAAGTTAGAATATACAGGGCAGTACCAAACTTAAACAAAGACACGGATAATAAAATTAAAGATATATCAACCGTTGCCGGGTACATCATGAAATTTGGATTTTTACCAGTAGGCAGTAAATATTCCGATTTATATCCCGAGTTAAAATATAACAAAGACGCTTTGCTTGAAAAATTGTTTGCTGAGATGGACGCGCTCAAATCGAAGAAATTGAAAGGTTTAAAAATCAATCCCGGTGATTGGGTGACAATAAATAAAAGATACGCTATTAGTCACGGCAGAAATACTCTTATGGGAGATTATAAAATCTTAACAAAGACTGTTTCGGCTATGCATTTATTTACTACAGGCGATAGTCTTCATGAGTTTGGATATGATCCAAGTTAAATTGGTGGAATCGGTGAGAATCGAACTCACATCACAGATATTGCAAGTATCCGTCGCTATCCTTAGTACATGCGACCCCATAAAATATCGAAGAAGGGTGGACTTGAACCACCGACCTCACAGACGTTGAAACACCGGCGCTCTTTCTCTGAGCTACTTCTTCAAATTGGTGGTGCGGGTGGGAGTCGAACCCACAACCTTCGCCTTATCAAGACGTTGAACTACCATTGTTCTACCACACCATATTATAAATCAAATTCTGTAAAATCGTTTATTATAATCACTGCATTATATTTATAATTACTAATGCACATCAAATTATCATCTTTATTGCCATATTTATTGCTGGAAAGTCGAGTTTCTGACTTTCAAGAGAAATACGTAAACCTCCCATTATGGATGCAGAACTTACTTATAGATGGCGACTTTACCGCCAACAAGAAGTATCTCGACTGGCTTGGAAAGATCGTCACCGTATCCGACAAAATTGAAAACAAAGTGTTCGCTAATGATTTGTTACAGAGAATTAAGGTGCACTTCAACAAGCTATCAAGCATTGACATCAACAAGTACAAAACTTATGAAGAGTTTGTCCGAGCCACCGACGAAGCCGCGAAGAAACTTAGCAACAGAGAAAAATTAGCCGCAGACACCGAACTGATTTACGAAGATGACAGATTTTTAATTGTCGGTCCGCGCTCACAAGATGCAGTTGGAAATTTTGCAGCCGGAAAAACCAACTGGTGTATTTCAAGCAGCGAAGATTATTGGCAGGATTACTACTCTGAAAACACCGTAATTCTTATACATGACCGAGAATCTGAAAAACCAATGGCTCGATTGGCGTTGCTCTCTCCGTCCGGGGCGAACAGTCGTGATTGGACATTGTATAATTCTCAGGACCATACCATGTCTAGACCGGGGGAATATTTATCAGAAATATTGCCGGAAGAAGCAATGGAAAAATTAACGGAATACCTTGATGACGATGAAAGCAATATTTCAGACAGACAGCAAGAAGTGGAAGAAAAGAAAAACGAAGAGTGGGTAAAAGATCATGGCGACGAGTTTGTTCCTAAACTGTCTACGCTAATAGCAGAACATTATAACATCCTAGACGACGGTCGTATAGAGGACGACCTAGAAGAATATCTAGGAACCGAAGATTACGATGCGCTGGGAAAAAACTTAGCGTGGTGGTGCATCTTTCATCATGGAAGAGACAATGGTGTATTCCTCTCTAAAGATTTGACCAAGTTCTTGAAAAGTTACGACGGAGATTATCTCGACCAAATCACCAACGCTATAACACACGTTGTGAATATTAAAACTTACGGCAAACCAATGTCAAATATTGTTCGCGGTGTATTGGACGATTCTAGTTACGAAAACTTGGTGAGATTATCCGATTTCAATCTAGAAAGTGTGTTAGGGAATGCGATGAAAAAATATCAAGCATATCGAAATTCTTCAAATCAAACATACATGTTCGCCGACCCACAGACCCAAGAAAAATTTATTCCAAAAGATATTAACGATATAGTTGAAATGTTAACTTTTGGTGGCGCGGAGGAAGTTGCTAATTATATCAGATTGCGCAGTAAGCAAAAAATCCGCGAGCACAGAATCAAGTTGAAAAACTTAATTCGTAAATGGAAAACATAAAATGGTGGCGATAGTCGGGAGTCGAACCGACCTTTGAATATTGAGAATATCCTGTCCTTTCCAAACATAGACGATATCGCCATTTAAATATTTTTGAAGAGTGTGCTATTACGCCAAAAGAGCTAACACCGTTTCGCGGCCAAATATATAACAACTATATTTGCGCTTACATTTTCGGCACCGAGCTAAGGTCAATTCCGTAGTTCTTATCGGTTCGCGTCTGAATTGCCTCCACGCGAACCATTATAGTTGGTAATGGGAAATGCAGAATTCGAGAATTCATCGCTGCACTTTTACTAGCTTGGAGTACGGACTCTACTCATTATAGGATTGCTGCCTCTAGACCAACCTCCTCAACAAAAATTTTTGTCATTTCAGGTCGCTCAGACTTATTTTTCACTGCATGGAATCGAACCATATCGCAAGATTTGCTGTCCCTGTGCTACCATTACACCACTGCTATTTCATATTTCTGCCCTCAATGATGACAAATTGGTAGCCCCACCGGGTCACGATCCCGGCTCTCCTGCTTGAAAGGCAGGCGAACTCAACCATTATTCTATAGGGCCAAAAATGAACAGCACCCGATTATTCCGCGCACGGTTGCCTGTTGAAAAACATCAATATGATTACACCGACTCCTGTTTTACAAACAACTAGACTTCTGTCCAAATATTAGAAAGTGTTTGGTCAAGAGTGCTTATTACGCTACATGAACCCACTGCGATATTCCAATGGCTGTACCCTTAACTCTCTGTAAATTAAAAAATTTGGATAGGTAAGATTTGAACTTACAATCAAGAATGTTAATTCTCTTTGACTAGCTTTGCGTTAATTGTCTAGACGTTCCGCAACATATCCAAAAATTTTTGAATAGATGTAGTTTTGCTTTATATATCTACACTATAGCGAGTTTCCTGTTTGCGCATAAATTCCAACATGTTATTATTTTCCCATTTAACATATTGTTATGAACTTAGAGGCTTTTCGTTGCTTATTTTTCCGCTGATGGTTTAACCCCATGCTCGTACCGAAAAGGGAAAAACTTTTCTACACTCCGAGCTGCTATTCAAAATTAATTTGAGTCGGATAGGAATTGATACCTATTGATGACATTGAATCTGACCCGATCTATTAGGTAGTCATCGCTTCGTTTCAGAGGCACAGCTTTATGTACACTATACTGTGCGTAATAGAACTTCTCAAGGCTGCATGTCCTTCCACGCTGCCGCTCAAAAATTGGTGGAGGCGATAGGACTCTAACCTATAGTTATAACTCGTTCGAAGCGAGGTCGGCTCTACTTTGCCAGCGTCTCCATAAAATGGTGCGCTCGTAGGGATTCGAACCCTAATTCTCAGATTCGTAATCTGATGTCCTATCCAGTTGGACGACGTGCGCATATAAAATCGGCATATATGTTTCCATATTGCGACTCAAAGTGGCGGTGTTACGGGGAACTCGAACCCCGTCTTGCTGATTGACAATCAGCCAGTGCGACCTTTACACTATAACACCATAAAATTTAAATATGTCGCGCCGTTGTAGTCGAAACAACTTAGTCTAGAACCCAGCCACAAGGACTGCCAGTCACCTTGAATCAGACGCGACGAATGAATATGCGTCCATATTCAAATCGTAAAATTGGCGGAGTGCATCGGATTTGCACCGACTTTCTATAGATTGACAATCTATTGCTTGTGCTTCATAAGCTCCCACTCCAAAGTTTCACACAGCCATTATTGACATTGATATAAATCAAGAGGACTACTGTGTATGTTAAAAATTGGTCAGTGTGATAGGACTCGAACCTACATAATTTCCGTTCCAAGCGGAATCGCCAACCTCTTGCACCACACACTGATAAAAATAAATTGGGTGCTCTGATTTTTCCAATTGAAAGAGTCGTATGTCACTCTATATTCTTTTGGTCCGAAACACGAATACGAAATTGGTAGCAGAGATGGAAATCGAATCCATCATACCTTTCGGATGCGTTATGAGCGCACTCAGCGTCCCTTGGCTTGTCTCTGCTATATAAATTATATGTGTGAGGTATTGCCCCATTGCGACAAATTGGTGGGGACCAAAGATGTCGGCGACACGATAGTCGCCCCTCACACCCAAAAGGTTATCGAGCTTCTCGACTAAGTGTGAGTCAGTGAAACCTCACACATCACCTAAAAATTATTGTTGTTCTTCTGCTATCTCTTCGAGTCTTTTATATTTGTTAAAAATACTCGTGATTGCGGAACGAAATGCTTTTGTTACGTCTTCGCGCTTCATTCCGACTGATTCGGCTTCTACGAATGCACTGCGCAGCATTTCTTTTAACTTAGTTTCAAATTCTTGTTTCGAAGCCTCTACCGTTTTTCTTGCTCCGGCCCGCATCTTAGACTTATCTCCGATAGATGCTTTACTGTAATCCACGCGTTTATTGTGCATTTTTGCATTTCTATCATAATGTGCTGCTCCACTGTCTGGACCATCGCCCGTGAAGGTCTTCTTCAAACCTTTCAACATGTCTTGTCCCCAACCTTCTGGTAAACCTTGTTCTTGAATGACTTCGGTAACGCATTCGGCTATAATATCTTTAAGTTCGCTTTTTTTCATATGTAAATAATGGTGGTATTTCTATAAATATAACTCATATGTACAAAAAAGCTAACAAAATGGTGGAACCAGTGGGAGTTGAACCCACACGAATTAACGGTTTAAAAGACCGCTGCCCGTCCACTGTGGCTTTAGTTCCATATAAAATTTTTAATGAGAGTGTGAGTTCCACTCTGTTATGATACTTTTGTATCGACACATACCGCTTGTTTCCAAGGTCAACCTTTCGGCGTTTCGGTATACCGCTTGCATCCGTTCTCAGCTACATTAAATTGGCTCCCACCCGTGGTAACGATCCACGCTTATCGTGATTAACAGTCACGTGCTTAACACCATGCCAGCCCGATGAGAATAAAAATGCCTTTGGGAATTTAACCCATTCAAGATGAGGCTTCACCTTTATATTATCCTATATTTTTCGCTTCACGTGACATAGTAATTAATTCACGATATCTTCTACTCATACAGTAACAACTTTTTTGGAATTACTATCTCCGCAGTTGTTGTATAATAAAATGGCTGCGAAAGATGGACTTGAACCATCACTTCCCGATTAACAGTCGGGCTGTGCTACCTTAACACTATATCGCAATAAAAATGGCTGAGATACTTGGAATCGAACCAAGACTAAGAGTTTCAAAGACTCCGTTGCTACCACTACAACATATCTCAATAAAAGTGGTCGGAGTGACAGGACTCGAACCTGCATAATTTCGTTTCCAAAACGAATCGACAACCTTTGTCACCACACTCCGATAAATGTTTGAGGTGTTGTCACAATGGATTTTTGCGCCAAGAACAAGTCTTGGTGGATACTCTTTCGATTACACATCCATGCTATAGCTCACGTCCATCCCTCTCGGGCCGTTCGGCTTATACACCTATTGGTATAGGTTTCTCAAACTGGCTGAGATACTTGGAATCGAACCAAGACTAAGAGTTTCAAAGACTCCGTTGCTACCACTACAACATATCTCAATAAAATGGTGGGAGCTGTTGGAATTGAACCAACTTCTTCGCATCTTCAGTGCGACGTGAGGACCGCCTTCACCAAACTCCCATAAATTTTTTGATAATGTATATGGTTGGCTTACTCACTCTGCTCAATGCAAAGTGGTCGGACTTTGAACCCGTTACACGTCTTCCATGTGCCGTAAGATTTTAGAGACGAAAACACATACACTATCAAAATTAAAAGTCGCGCCAAGAAAAGTGGCTGTTGGTTATTAACCAACCGTTTCATTGAATTTATGCAACTCATTGTTTCGACCTAAAATGGTAGCCAAGGTGGGACTCGAACCCACAGAATTTAGTTTCTAAAACTAACACGTTTATCCAGTTACGTCACATGGCCATAAAATTATTGACAGAACTTCTACTAGCTTCACATGAGAACTCAACTTTTCTCACGCTTCGTTGCTGCTGGGTTGGTTCACGTTGGACTGCAAGTTGATTTACCAACTATACGACGCCCATTCCATCCTGTCAAAGTGGTGCGGGATGGGAGAATCGAACTCCCGTATCGACATTGGCAATGTCACATTCTACCACTAAACTAATCCCGCATATAAATTGGAGCCGCGTATTGGAATCGAACCAATCTCCATCCTTTTGCAGAGGAGTCATCACAACCAGCTATGTCACACGGCATAAATTGTTATAGGCGAATTCCACTAACGCAATAATTGGAATATCTTCGCTGAATTATAATTCAGAATATTGCGACCTACAAATTGGAGCCAAATGCGGGAATCGAACCCGCTTATCTAGTTTACAAGACTAGCACATTACCATTTATGTTTATTCGGCGTAAAGTTTTGCCTCATGTCAGCTTTTCGGTAAACTGGGAGTCGAACCCAGATATTCTCCTTTATGGGAGAAATAATGCCATTATATCATTCACCACTGACTTCAGCTGCGGTCACTTCGATTGAATTGCAATTCAAAGGAACACCGTCTTGCAAGAATCTAAATTTGGCGGAAAATATAGGATTCGAACCTATGGACCCTTTCGGATCGGGACTTTAGCAAAGTCCTGCATTAGACCACTCTGCCAACTTTCCGTATTATAAATTGGTCCGCCCAGTAGGAGTTGAACCCACAACCATGCCCCTATAAAGAGCGTGCTCTGCCAATTGAGCTATAAGCGGATAAAAATGGTGGCTTATGTCGGTATCGAACCAACCCAGCCCGAGGGCTTCGCATTTACAGTGCGAACCGCGTCCTTAGCGGTATAATAAGCCAAAAAATTTGCTGTACTGCGTATTTAGTGTTTGCTATATATCTTCGGAATGGTTGGAACACCAAACCTAGTACAAATTGGAGCGGGGTGGGGGATTCGAACCCCCACATCAAGTTTGGAAAACTCGTATGCTAACCGTTAAACATCAACCCCGCACTATTACTCAATCTTTTTTGTCCGCCTGAAGAATTTGAAAGGATTTTTTGCAAAACTCTTTCCCAACTTCGACAAACCTTCTAAAATTTCTGGACTGATTACTCCAACTACTCCGTATGTTACGGCTTTAGTCAGACTACTTAAATCTACATTTTCTAATAAAAACCATGTAATGACAGAACATATTGATGCGGCAAGTATTCTTTTAACTTGTTGCATCAGTGTAATCTTTACATCGTCGGTCAGCAATCTTGCTATCATACCCGCTGCTCCGATTATTGCTACAATCCATCCACCGGACAGAAATTCTCCAAGTAAATCTTTATGGTCGTTCATAATTTGATGTGTAAAAATAAATATAATATATACTCACATAACATCAATTATTTTGAAAAAATGGTGGAAGCCGTGGGAGTTGAACCCACACGAATGTTCTCCTTAAGAGGGAGGTGCCCGTCCCGAATAGCTTGACTTCCATATAACTGATTTATTTAGAGTCGGTCAGTAGAACGACTTGAAATTGTTAGGAGAGGCCAACTCAATACGCTACTTGCGTATCTTATTGTTGATCTCTCCAACTTTATTAAAAATAACTTATACTTCGGCCTCACAATAAAGTTACTCACTCTAACCTCAACCCTACCTGAACTTATTGATATTGATTCCCACAAAACGGTCCCTAAATGGGCCGGTGGCTATTTTAGCACGCTTTCTAGGTGCGCTTTTACCTGTCAAAATTGTACTGTGAAAAAACTTTTTGTTGTTTCGCCTTTGCTACTACAACGCTGACCATCTTACTCTTTTATCTTTCGCTGTCAACTATCTTTTCGAACTTTTTTTAACTTTCTCTTTCGCTACCCTTTCTTTTTCTTATCTTCTGTCACCTTGACTCTTTTTTATCTTCTGTCAAACTTTTTCTTACTTACTTTCCCTAAAATTAAAAAACCACCTTCTTTTTTAGAGGGTGGTTCCGGAGGTTTTGGATTTGATTTTTATTTAGAAAATCTTTTCCTCAACCGGACCACCCAACAAGTCGCCTTCATTGGCTCCGAGTGTAGGTTGTGTCGCATTAAAGCGCACACTCCACTTGGAGGTCACGGATTGCGATTTGATTGAATAATGTCTCATTGAATTTGTTATTACTGTTATTTAATAAATAGAACTATGTATGGAAAAAAATGAATTGTCAAACACTTTTTTCGAAAAATATCATCTTTTTTGCATTTTTTTACATAAATCACTTATTATAACAACTTTACATGCAATTCAGTGCTCATAATATCATGAAGAGATATTTGTTAGTATGTTTGATTGCCAAGAGTCGCTTCGACCCTTTTCAGCACATCATTATAATCATGGCCCATCTCATAAGGAGCAGCACGCAGGTTATAAACAGTTTGGCCTGTATATGGAACAACGGCGGTGAGATTGTCGGCTGAAACCTTCAGATGCCACTCGCCATTGATCACTCTGTCTCCTATTACCCAAAGCAAAGCATCGCCTTTCTTGGGTATTTTATTTGGTCCAAAGATAAAACCTTTATAAGTTTTCATTCTTTGTATTTTTCCAAGTAACGGTTACTGATGGTCTTGAAACTCATGCGACCTTTAAGAACTTCGCTGTATGTTTCAACGGTTGGACGCCAAACAATACCTTCTGCGGGAGTGCCGTTGGAATAGTTTAGCTCATTGGCAATGTTCAAAAGATAATTAACATCTCTGGGTGCCATATCATTACTAAACTGAATAACACTAAGTGTTTCAACAACTTTTATATTGTGCTTCTTTCCAAATTCAATCAATTCGTTATGACTAAAATACTTGCCTGTGTCGATGTCATACAAATTGAATAAATGCAGTTCAACTTCTTTGAATCCAAGACGGTTGGCTTGAATACCGGGACCAACCATTTCACCTTGTACACAAAGATTGCGAGATTCACTGCGAAGAATTTCTTCAAGTTTGATCTTGCGAGCCATCTTCCAATGAGCATTGTCCTCTGTTTGCGTCAAATCCAAGTTGCGAGAACACACGCCAAAATCAGCGTCTCTTCGATACGCAGTAAAACTTGTACCGTCCATTTTGAGTGTGCCAACAAGCACAAGATTTTTGTCAATGGCTTCTTGTAAGACATTAGGGCTGGATTGTAAACGAGGTTCATCGGTTTTGTGTAAAAATGCTGGAAAGTTTCCTTTGGCCACACCAGATAGATGTGCTGGAACAAATGGTTCATATTTGGTTACGCCAACCAATTGTGTAACATCTTGACCTACTTCATATTGTCCGTCTGGAAGAATAGAAAGTGGCATGGCAAGACCTTGACTCAATGTGCCTCTCAAACGTATAGTTTTTATACGCAATTGCTTGTTTGGTTCTTTTCTCAAATGATCATTCCATTGTGCGATGGGAAGAACACTATCTATTTCAAAAAAAACACAAAGGTCATTAACTTTGAATTCAGTCTTTAGTGCCACGCATTGCCACCCCAGAATTTTTACACACACAATCTTATCCGCACCGTCAATTGGTAGGATTTCCGTTATTTTCTGGATTGATGCTAATTTACGTTCACTCATAATTGTATTACCATGAACCAAAATAACAATAAGTCAATAAAAAACCCACCGAAAGGTGGGTTTTCGTATTATAGACTTTTTTCTGTAAACAGGTCGTTGTCAACCACTCCCAATTTTGCAGACCTTACATAGTTTGTATATGAGGTTGCAATTTTAGCATTGGCAACTGATCTTCCTGCGTCACTGTCAGCGACTGCAATCGTATTGGCGGCATTTATCCCCATAGCAGCAGATGTTGCCGCTACATTATCAAACGATCCACAGCCAACGAAAGTGAAAGTCCACTTTCCATCAGATTGAAAATGATCAATCATCTTCTTGATACTTGCGCGATCATGCTTGATGGACGAGTTTTCTTCTCCGTCAGTAAAGATTGTCACAATGATCTTGAGATTATCTTCACCGAGCTTGTCACCGTGGAAATCTTTTACTTTTTCAATACCAAGACCAATAGCATCAAGTAATGGAGTGCCGCCCGCTGGTTCATATTGTTCATTGGTCATATCCGTCAATTCTTGTACCTTTTGACCAACCCGAACAAACTTTAAGTCCGTTTCTTGGGTTTTTGCTCCCCCATTCCATCCCCAAGAATTTCCAGTTGCACTGAATTGAAGTTGAGTATTAAGAATGTCCGTGTCGGCATCTACTTCTTTTTTGAGAGCGTTGATATTTTCATTGATCCCTTCAATGGTACGAGAGCGATAAGGATTCATACTGCTTGATTTGTCGATGATTGTTAGTGCGTGAATAATTTTTTTCATATAAAGTTTTGTATTTGATTGTTTATTTTTTAGCCGACCCATCCAGTTGGTGGTTGGCAATATTTGCTACCAAATGCCTGTGGCTTTTTTTCTTCTTCGGTAACTCTTGGACTATCAGACAAATCAATTCCCATAGTTTCCAATGCTTCGCGTGAAGCATAATAAGACACAATCTCGGCAAGAAGTTCTCCTTTATCAAAGTATTCTTTTTTTACTCTGTCGTCCAACTTTTTGCCCCAACCAGTACCAGTGTCAAATTGTTTGTAACTCAACGGAGTATCAAATGTATTTGATATTGCCGATCTGGTATTTAGTCCGAGATTTCTGCTTGTGATTGCGGTTTCGGTAGTAAATGTTGCGGCATTTGTTCCATAACATCCAAGAGTATTGTTGGATGTGGTGTATGTTGCGGCATTTGTTGCACAAGTAGTTGTACCGCCCGTAGAAACATAGTTTGTATATGTTTGCGTAAAACCACTACCTGTTGCATAAGATATTGAATATGGAAATGGATTCCACGGACTCACCGGATATGGTTGCGAAATTGGTTGAGGTTTTGATTTTTCACCAAATACTCTTACACCAATTACACCAGAATTTCTGGCATCTCCGCTTGTTTGTTGTACATAACTCTTGCCTTTGCTTGTAAAAATAAATGCCGCAGATTCTTTGTCGCTGATTCTGTAGCCTTTTATTTCTACACTGCTGTATGGATCAAGAATATAGCCTTTGTTACTGTCTTCGGCTGGTTTGCCTGTAACAACATCCAATCCATCTACCGACAATACAGCCATTACTTTATAGCCATTATCGTTTTTGAGTTTCACGGTATAATTAGTACCATGCCTTGCTTCTATAAAGGAAGTTCCATCTTTAGAATATTCCTTTGTTGCTCGTCCATTTATGCAAACGGACATACCAATACCATGTTTATATGACATATTTCAACCTTTTGTTATTTTAGTTACTAGCACCACAATGGTGACTTCGAAGTATAACTATGTTTCAAATATTGAAATTGTCAATATATAATAAAGAAATATTTCTATAAATACTCCGACTCTAACAATTCTTTCAAAATATCTCCATGACATCTTTGTGGCTTGCAATAACACACGAGGTTTATGTCACTTATCTTTGCTTTGTCGGCAATCTTTTGCAGTTCATGTCTAAATTGTGCATTATATTGCCGCTTGGCATTCAAGTATGTACAATATGCATCCACTGCTTTATCTCGTGTATATTCACTGCCAATCACATATGGATTTCCAAATGCAGAGCCGCGACCAATATAAATATCATTTGGTGTTGGAGTGTGTTTGTATTTGTTTACGACAGTAATCACAAGGTTGTATGTTTTGTATAATACTTATTCATGTAAAATACTTTACCGAGTGGTGAGTTTCTCATTGGTTTTATATCTATCATCGGTGTAATAAGCATTGGAATGTATGGAGCATATACATATCCAGTCTCCATAAACCGCTTTCCTTTGAAAGCCAATAATGTCGGCTTGGGTGGTGCCGACAATACTCTCGCTACTATAACAGGAGCCGCTGCCAACCCAAACAATGTTGTTAGAAATCTACGACGATTCATATAGTTTTATGTGCTAACATTTCGTCTATTATAGATAATATTCGAGAACACCAGTCATATATTTCTTGCCAATGTTCAATATCATCGCCGGGGTCCGAAGATTCCGCTGCACCCGGAACTCCAATGTGTCTATATATGTTTGCATCGCGCATGTCTTCCACAACGTTATTTCTTGTTTCTTCTATCGACTTTCGTGCGCTTTCGGTCAAGGGGGTGCTTCCTTCTCTAAGCTTTTTTAGACCGACATTCCATCCGGTTTCAATCTCATTGTACATTTGGTCAAGTTTAGATTTCATATTTTTGCGATTAAGTTTTCAATATCATTTAGTCTTGCCAGAGATTGTACCCATTCTTTAGGTATTGCAGATTTTCCATAATATGCCCCCAAGATTCCTCCACACACGCTCGCAGTCGTGTCCGTGTCTTCTCCCATATTTACTGCCATCAACACACTGTCTTTGTAAGATGGACTATTGAATGCTGCCCAAACTGCCGCTTCCAGTGTGTGTAGACAATACCCATCAGACTTTATATCTTCTAGGTTGTAATCTGAGATGTGCTTTATCGAACTCAATAATCTATCAAATTCTTTTGGTGCGAATTTTTCAGTCAATGAGCAAGTATACAAGTGAGCCTCCGACAATGAACATCCACTTAGAATAAGAGAAATCAACATTGTATAATAAGTGCAGGCAAATGCCGATATTTCATGTCCATGGGTAAGTGCAGACCATTCTCCACAGAGTTTATATAACTCTTCCGGTTTTGTATGCTTTGAATCCACGAACAGAGCAAGTGGCGCAATCCTCATTAATGCGCCATTTCCGTTGCTTTGTGGCGTATGGGGGGCGGAAGGCTTACCGTGCTGCATAAAGCCCGCTATTGCGTCTGCTGTGGTGTTTCCAATATCAAATGCGTCGCCGTGTGCAGTCCAATATCCCTCGTTGACCCATTTCACGAACTTTTTCAATGCTTCGACCGGTGGTTCCTTGTTTATAAGCGTCTCCAATGTTATAAGAAGTAATGAACCATCATCCGACCATGTTCCTTTTGGTTGAAAATGTGTGCCAAACGAACGCATGTCAACGACGGGATTTTGACGCAAAACTTCCCGTGGACGAAATTCTACCGGTACTCCAAGTGCATCGCCTACAAGAGAACCTATAATTAGTCCACTTACATTGTCTTTATTCATAACCATTTCTTCACTTCTTTGTCGTTTTTATATCCACCCTTTTTGGCAACAGATTTGATTTCTTTCAATTCTGCTACCTTGATTTCATCTGCCATCACGTTTATCGGATGCATGTTATAAAACTTGCCTTTATCGGTGAGATAAAAGTTGCCCTTGTCAGTTTCCAGACGAACAGTTGTGTTGTCTGTGAAGAATACAGCGTCGTTGATTTTCATTGTAGTTCTGTCACGACGCCTTTTAGCGTTGGTCCTTTTTCAACTGTAAGCCATTCAGTGATTTTGTTGCTGTCAACTGGCTTTCCACCATTTTTAACATTTACTGCCACAGTGATATGAGGAATTTTGTTTTCACTATGAAAACCAACAACACGCACAGCAACAGCCTTGTCACTCATTCCATAATGAGTGATTTCAAGGTTTTGTTCTGTGCCAAGATATTGTTTAACAAACTCGGGAGTGCCGCCAAACTTTATTGTCATATGATGACAAATCATTTTCCAACCATTGTCACGAACAACAATGGGTAATCTAACGCCATTGATTTTGATATTTTTATCTGCCCATGCTGATAGAGCAAGTTGAGATTTTTCGTCTAATAATACTGCTGAATACATAATTTTATTTGGTTGAATTTAAAACTTTGCTGATACACGCGGCGAAACAAATTTCCTTGTCTACAACCTGTGCGTCTTGGAACTGGCTGTCGGCCAGAATAACAACAACTTCCACGACATTCTCGGGTGCATATACTTCAACTTGTTCGTACATATATGTATAAAAATCGGAATAACTTTTGATTGAATTATTCGCCATCAATTGCCGAATGTCCGTGAACGCCCGTTTCGTATCTTTATTCATCAAGTGTGCCAGTAGCTTCGTTTTAAGGTCGCCCTGCGCAACATCCTCCGTTGCCACTTTCAATTCGCCGCTAATCACATTCCGCTGGGCTGTGTTTATCACCGCCCGGATATCTGGGTAATGAGATTGAACGATTAACGCGATGTCCTTTTTCTCGAACTTCACATTTTCTGCGGTCAATATTCTTAATAGCGTCATCGCCACTTCGTTTTTCGACGGTGGAGTAATTGAGAATAGTTGGCAGCGAGAAATAATCGGGTCAACTATTCTCTCGTGATGGTTTGCGGTTAATATAAACCTAGTATGTTCACTGAAAGTTTCCATCGTATTACGCAAACCAGCTTGACCGGCTGGAGTAAAATAGTCGGCCTCATCCAATATAATAATCTTCAAATTGTTGAATCCAATTGTAGACGCGAAATTCTTGATTTTTACGCGAACCGTCTCGATTCCATTTTCATCCGATGCGTTGATATACATTACATCACATTTGATGCTGCTAGCAATTAGTTTTGCTAATGTCGTCTTGCCTGTTCCCGCACTTCCATAAAACAACAGATGTGGAATATCATTATTCGCGATATATTGTTTTATTTTTGCTTTTAGTGTGTCGTTTCCAACATATTGGTCAAGTCCAATAGGTCTATACTTCTCCACCCAGAGAGTATGTGCTACTGGAGATTGTGCAGTTTCGTCTATTTCTATAAAACTCATATTATTTAATCGCGGTCTTTAACAAATAGTAATCGGCAACATAATCTGCGCACGTGAAATTCACGTGTCCGATTCCGTCGGTGTTGATTTTCAATACACTTGGCGTTCCACGGTTTCTTAACAAAATATCCTTGAAATAGTTGGCATTAAAGGTGATATCCTTCTTGGGAGCGGGCACTCCGACTGGTGTTGCCACCAACTTAATCCTATTGCTATTGATGTTACTGTGTCCAACGATTACTTCGACCGCTCCCTTGTCATTCATCATTATGGTGAATGTTTCGGCCTCCAACAGCGCGGACTTAGCCCGAATGAATCTTTCCATAAAACTATCATCCAGTGCAAGTTCCAAGTCGAATACAATGGTGTTTGGAACACTCACTGTTCTGGGGATAACCGACAAATCGGCCAACATATACAAAGATTCTGCTGTCTTGTCCTTAAAAGAAAAACTTACATTTCTTCCGTTTACCTTGTCGATTCCGATATTCAATGTGTCATCGAAAATACTCAGCATCTTTTTGAGTTGTGCAGTATCATGGACTGCATATTCCCCGGCCTCGATTGGTAAATTTTTGTATTCGATGCATCCGGCCAAACTTTTATCGTCGGTCACAATTTTAGCTTTTAGGTTGGTTCCGTCAGAAACCAACTTAACTTTTTCTACCGTGCCGGATAGATTATATAGCTCAATAAAACGTAGTAGGCTGCTTTTTTGCATAATAAATATTGTTCGATGTTACATTTCCAAGAACGTTTGTCAACGTTAATCGTCAAATGTGAAAAATTGTTGAACGGCCTCAATTTCGTCGCAATAAAAATCCCAACGCAATGCTTCGTAGAATGCTTTCAATTTCTTTTCCAATTCCGAGTTCCATATAGCTTCTCGGTCGATGTATGTCAAAATAAAATCCATTATTACTTGTGGGTCTTTTCCGTCATCTTTGAACGCCATACCATTCAACCCAAATGGATTGTCTCTGAGATAAACCCACTTGATTTTTCCTCCGCTCAATATCGGCTCGGTTCCACCCTCATTATAATTCTTCAACATGTCGTTATATGCAAGTGAAGCTTTACATTGTGCCGTGGCCCCATACACAAACTGGAATGGCTCCCGGCTTGGTGGATTAAAGTTTGTCTTAGCGGCAGTATTTGAGATGAATCTAACGGATGTATTTTTTGCCACGTCCTCTAAATTGAATGATGGCATTGTTCGCTTGAACTCCAATACCTTAGTGTTTAGAGCCAAATTAGTAGTACCTTTGAGAATATCGGACAATACAGAACTCATGAAATCTCGGAATTTCCTCGGATAAGACGACCTAACAACGTCTAGTCCCTTGATTTCAATGTCGTCCATGTCTTTGCTTTCTTCCATGTTATACACTTTATGCATGGCATAACGCTTTTTAACAACCCAGAAAGCGGACTGTGCCACAACATCGGCGGCGATTTTGATTCGATTGTCGGTCGAGTTGAACATTCTCAACATCATGACGACGTAAAAATTATTTAAATCCGCCTCAACTTCTTTGATAGTTTTAATTGCGTACGGTTTAATGTCCACAATTTTGTCATGTATTGCCAGCGAGTTTATGTCCAAGTACAATGAGTCGGTATCAATGTAAACTACATAGTCCTTGTCTGTACTATTGCAACGTTTATTGAATTTACCATTTACGTACTTCGCCGAAGTTTTAATGATATCTTGCCCAGTTAATGTAACTGCGGCGGCATTGTCTAAGTCGTAAAATCTAAACACAGACAATCCCAATACACCATACAGAGAATTCAACAGAATCTTCTGCACGTGTTGTCGCCTCTTCCAGAAAACGTAGTCAGCCTTATCCTCCGGTGAATTACTTTTCTTCATGCGATTGCTCGCGTCTTTCATCTTGGTTTTAAACTCCAGACGTTCGGCGAACCACGTTTTCAAAATATCGGGAATACAACCGAGCTTGTTTTGATCGTAAACTACGCCGTTTGAACTCACAGATAGATTGTTCTCCGTCACAATTTCCGAGAACTGTGCGTATGTATATGGGTCACCGGCAAATTGAATTGTATCGGCAGACTTCTTGATTAATTTCTCAGGACTCCACTCGGCTATAACATCCAGCTTTGTCTCGGGCGAAATATTCAAACTCATAATAACCGATGGATACAGCGAATTGATGTCCGCGCTACAAATCCAATCGTATCTACCGGGGATTGGGTCTTTTACATAAGCACCCTCAAATCCAACGTCGTCGTCATCATCATCTCCGTCGGAAATTGCTAAATCGTCTATATCTTCTTCGGACTTTGGTCGTTTGTTTGGTGCAACCAAATGCTTTCTCCTAAGATACGTTAGCAACGCGCCTTCCAAGAATTTGGACGACACATGAAACTCTTCATAACCCACGTGACATACGTGACAAATCGACATCGCCAATTCAATAAATTGGAGAGAATCATTCAGTCGTTTGATTAACACAACGTCGTGTAAATTATACTCGATGAATTTTTTAATGTCTGTGCGTTTTAAGCTATCAAGCGACCCTTGATACACAATCTTTCCCTCTTTCAACTCCTCTTTTGCGACGGTATCTAGTCGATAGTTTGGTAGGTTCTTTCCGCTATACTTTTTATATAGAACAAGATAATCCAGACAATTGACTCCGGCAATCGTCATCTTGTCTTTATATTTATTGAAATAGCAAACATTGATAGGAGATAAACCATTTTTTGCGCCATCTCCTAACACGGCGTCCAATCGAGCCGATAGATACATGAAGTCAAATCCATCAGTATTCCACCCAGTGGCAATCGTCGGGTTCACGCTGCGCCATCTCTTAAGAAACTCCGTCAACAGTGACTGCTCAGTTCGATATCCTAAAATATTAATATTTCCGGTCACTTCGTCCGCCACAACGTTTTCCTCGTCCAAAACAAGACAGTAATACTTGTCGTTCGCATCATCCCTCAATGCAATAGCGGTGATTTTTTGCTCCGGAATTTCTATGTTGGGATATCCTCCGGTGGAATCCGTTTCAATGTCCAAAATTGCAATCCGGTGATTTATGCTCATTTCATCACTGTCGGTGTACGCATCAATCAGAACGCGGGTATCCCACGGAACGTCGGATTCAAATAATGATGGGTCTTTGAAATTATACTTCTCTACCCGGTCTAGCTTATCGCCATAAATCGACATATACTTCCCATTTTGGGAACGTTTATATGCGTATGGCTTGTGTTTAAAATTTACATATCCATTTATATCGTCCCATAGATGAACAATGCCGGTCTTGTGCTCGCAGTAAATAGCTTGGTACATATTGGAACAGTTTGACTCGGTGTTATACCACGGAAACCGCATCAAATCCCTCAGAACGAGTCGGGGCGTGTAGCTTAGATGCTTGCTTGTCGATAACCCACTCCGGAACTTGGCGCAAACGAGAAGAATTTCTCTGTTTAGCGACATTGACTGGCGTATCTACAAAATAAGCATTGATGAGCGCCGAGTTGGCTTTGCCAATCTCGACCCAATCCTTACGGTCCTTGATAGACAGACTGGTCGCGTCGATAATAACATTCTTTCCCTCCGCCAAATACTTCGCGACGCGGTCCTTGGCAACGGAAAATACTCGACCATTTTGGGTCTGGTCTTGTGCATCTCCGCTCAATTCCACGCGAATTGCATCGGTCTCGACCAGTTCGGCTGAAAAGTCGGTCTTCAACTTGTTGGAATAGGTGCTCTTTCCAGAGCCGCTAATTCCTACCATAACAAATAAATTGGGTTTCATATACCCATCTTAGATAATTTTTATTAGATGTCAAGAAAGTTTCGAAAATACCCAGTCGCGCTTGATGGTTTTTATATGAGAAAATCCCAACTCTCCGAGCAGTTTTACCGTATTTGCGTCGGAATGTCCATACCGCTTTCCCAACCCCTTTAACTCCAATACAACAATAGGATTACTTCGCAATAAAGTAGCTTTTGCTCCCAATATCGCATCATGTTCACTTCCCTCCACGTCCAGTTGTATAAGACTAACTTCGGACAAATTTAAACTATCTATAGTTATTCTTTCTGTGTCCGCCCCATCTTTAACTTGGTGCGCTCCAACATTATTCGGTTTCAGTCTATCTATTGATACTTTTCCCGGAATTGCTCCAAGCGCGCAATTTTTTGCATGTATATTATTTATACCGACCAAATTTTTTTCAAGGGCTTGCCAATTTTCCAAGTCGGGTTCAAATGTGTACACCGAGTCGAATATAGTAGATAGCTTTTTTGGCCAAATTCCGAGATTTCCTCCCGCTTGGATACACACCCGCTTGGTCTTGCAAAGGTTGGCGAGTTCATCGACGGCCTCGACTTCTTTTAACACCGCCTGAAAGCAGTGTGTATCTATTTCAGGAACCCACCAATTATTTTTTAATATTATCATAAGGAATTTGAGTTTGTTGCCATGGTCTGGGTAATCCGTGAAATATCACTATTTTAGTTTCCGGTGGTATTGGTTTACCTCTGAGATGTGCTTTATAACTCATAATATTGTTTGGCAATATATCTTGATAATACGCAGCTCTGGTTTTCCCAAGTTGTGCATATATAAAATCTTGGTCTCCTTTGTATAATTTAATATATTTCTCGGGAGACTCCAGAAATGTTTTATATAACTCACTCATATCTCCACGCCACGACATCACACTTGATTGCATTGAGTGTGGGTCTTTCTTCCCGATGAAAACATCTCGTAATATACAGAATTCGGGGACTAACATTTTTTCTACTATAGAATCTAAATTATTTATTATAATAGTATCCAAGTCAAAATAAATGACTGGTCCCGGTATTTTAAAAAGTTCCAATTTAGACCACCAACCGGACCAGCCGTCGGTGAGGGGGATTCGCTCAACTCCACATTCTACATCCGATAAACATACGAACGAATGTTCGACCGATAAATGTTTTTTTACGGACGCTTCTAGAATAGCGACATGTGAAGCATTATAATCTCCACCCGACCTTAATACAGATGCTATTGTTATCATAATTAGTTAAAATTTACCTTGGCATTATATTTGGCACACGCCTTTATTATACTCTCAATCAAATCATCTTTCCGCTGCCCGTCCCAATTGTTCTTAAATTTTACTTGTTCTTTTGGTAATATATCTAATACGGTCTGGTGATATCCATTTCCTTTTCCTATCCCATACAACTCAAATTGCTTCACATTTTCATATTTTAATAAATATCCCACTGCCATTCCAGCCGAGGTATTTGCTCTCTCCGGTGTTGGCAAATCGGGGTTCTGGGGCTTCCATGTGAACAAATTGTAGATTATAAAATTTATTGGTTTCCCCGGAAATTTATCAACTACTCGCTTATAAGTTATATCGGCGCGAGGAATTCCTTGTACGTGCGGATGCTCGGGTATTGCTATGTTTTTAACATGGTTGAACTTTTCGTCGGCCATTCCTTCCAACCCTTCTACATCGTTTGCGAAAATATAGTCCAATTCATCTATAAACATAGCCCCGTGGTTGATTCCAACCAAAATGTCGTTTGGAAAATCTGCCCTTTTTATCGACTTTGCCGTGGTGCCTTTTCCTACTATGTGCGCAGTCTTCATATTTTTTTGTCGTTTGGATTAATCTTGGCGGTCAAATTGTTCCCGTGAACCGTCCATTTAACAAGTCCACTAGGCAAATCTTTGACAACTGGGACGTGTTTCCAGTATTCATTATGTTTAAAATCCATTATACCGCGAACTTTTAATTTTTGACACAGGCTCAAAAACATAGAAGTTTTAAATGGGCCGTATTTAGTCATTGAGTATTCGTGTCCGCTGCTTATTTCATATTTGGTTGGCTGGGCCTGTATTAGAAATGTATCGCAAAGTTTCGATTCCTCCAAATAACATTTCTGAATGTCGTCAATATAACTGTCGGCCATCCAGTCGTCGCAATCGTGTCGAGTTTGAATCTCGGCACCAGTATTCATTAGCAACTTAGAAAACTCCAATAGTGACCCGCATACGCAGGTTATTATATGCACACCAGAATCTTTAAATGCGTTTTCTATTACATCTTTATGTTGGGGGTGTATCATTATGTACACAGAAAAATTTTTGTTAGTTTGTGTGGATAATGATGGTATGTATACGGACCGCATCACCGATAAATATTTATCGAATAATATCGAGTCTTCAAAACTACATCTTGTTGCTATAATGTGCTTCATTACAAGGTATCAAATATATATATCATTCGCGTTCCGATTAAGATTGTTCTGGCCGGTAAGTTTCCTGTCCATTTTGCAAATATAGTCTCGTCTAAATTGTTATGAAAATCTAATGGGTCGGCGGTTTTCCACTTATACGGAAAGCTTAATATTGCCGACTTTGCAACTCGGCGAACTTCGTTGAAGGCTTGACCTTGTTTGTTGTCTAGGTGTTCCCACACTTGTAAAGAAATAAACAAATCGAATGTTTTATCCTTGAATGGCCATGGAGACACTCGACCATCATGTTTTACAGTAGGAGAAAACTTTTGATGTATATCCATAGTCGTGCCGTCGACAAATATAGGAAATCCTGCGGCCCCAAGCTCCAACACGCTACCGGGATTCATTTTTTCGGCTTCTTGTCCAACAACCGAGTAATATGGCCATCGGCCATCGAAATAAGGAGTCTCGGCCAACTGTTTTATGTATTGTTCGTGTGTATTTAATTTCATAATTTTCCGTCTTCGTTTCTACCATTGAAATAATTTAGTATTGCGGAGTATGTTGCATCGGTTACATTTTTTATTTGAACAATTCCACGTTTGTTGATAGAAATACATTTGTCCCAGTTAATTTCTGCCGATATGGTGTGCCTGTCAACATATGATCTATTTTTTCTATCTCCGTGCCAAGAATGCACAATTTCTCCTTCTATACACGAACAAGATTCCTGAGCCCATGCTTGGATAGAGTTTTTCCACATTTCGTAGGGTTTGAATTTTTTTGCTGCCCCGGACGCTGACGTTGCGGATGTGTTCTTCGAATTTCTATATATTGTGTACAATAATACAGTATCTCCTCCTCCCATAATAGAGTATGGATATAGCCCTCCGCCATTTCGCCATAAATCTCTTTGCGCAGCCAACGCTGCGCCGGGGGTTCCTATATATTTACCGACCGCCGTTTCCGCCATAGGCCCACCAATCTTCATAAGAGAAGGTATTGTGGATATTTCCTCGCCGAACCTATCGGTAAATATTTCTTCTGAAAACATTTGAACTACTCTCGCGGAGTTGAGTTTATCGGATGTTTCTCGATACCAGTTTCTATTTTTAAAATATATATCGTGATCTATCCACGCAATCTTTTTGTACTTATCGGGGATGAATTTCTCGGCTAAATTTACACACGCCTCTTTTTGAAAACAAACGTTTTCTTTATTTACCCTAACCTTAATCCAATTTGGGTATCGTTCAGTGACAAATTTTCCGGTCAATGATAGTTCAACGCCATAGAGTGGTATATTTTCAGACTCCATCTCTAATATAAATCTATTCAAATTCCTAACTGGCGATTCGAACCCTGCCCAATTAAAATGGACAGCTACGACCGCCATGTCTTTTTGCCATTGATTTATGTTGCCGGATAAATTCCCGTCCTCTTTTCTGGAATTAAAGTATAACAATATTTCTTCGTAGATACTTCCGGGTACATCTTTAATTTTTATTATACCATTGCAATCCAAAACTACGTGCTTATCAATATCTATTTTTGCTACAATTTGATTACGACTCCCGTATCCTCTCTCAAATTTATCCCCATGCCACTCATGAATAAACTTGCCCTTGACGTACGAAATTTCATGTTTATTTACATATAGCTGGATTTTCTTTTTCCACTCCAAATATATCCCAGCGGTCGGCTCAGTATTGCCGTCATAAATATTATAAATAGTATTTACTAACAGAGTGTCGCCAGCCCCCATAAATGAATGACAATAAAGTCCACCGTTCTCCCAAAAACTTCTCTGTGCGGCCCACGCTCCTCCGGGATGTCCAAAATATTTCGGTCCAAGTCTTGGTCCTCCCGCCGCCACAATTCCACTTATTGTAGAAGTTATCTTTCCAAATTTGTCCGTGTCACTTCCACTCTCGTATAATTGAACAAGCTTGTATTTGTCCAACTTTCTGGACATTTCTTGATACCAGTTTCTATTCGTGAAATGCAAATCTGAGTCTATCCACGCTATTTTTTTATAGCATTCCGGAACAAGTTTCTCCACCAAATTTACACATGCCTCTTTTTGAAAGCATACATTAGTTTCATCCACTCGGATATGTTTCCAATTTTCTCTAGTCCGGGTTACGAAAGTATCGGTCAATGATAGTTCCACTCCATATACAGGAATTCCTTCCGCTGCCATTTCGTCCAAGAATCTATTTAAATTTCTTACGGGATTTACATAGTTTGTCCAATTGAAATGACAAGTAATTATTGCGACGTCTTTTATTGCGATAGAAATAGAATCAATCTCCGGAGGATGCCACAGATGAATTCCTTTCGGCTGTCCCACTTCTACGCTATATCCAAGCGATGCAATCTTCGCTGACAGTACCTCATCTTCTTTTGCCCAGCCAAATAAAGTTTCGTCCATGCCGCCGATTTCTATAAATTTATCTCGGTTGAATATAAAAGATAATGCCCCATACAATGAAAGATATTCAGCGGTCACATCCTCGTACGAAACCGTCAAGTAATTTCCGGAAATGATTTCCTCGGTATCTTTGGCAAACAATTTTTTTGCGGCTGAGTAAGGTTGAATGAAATCTCCCGCTGGCAATTCGTTCAGAGCCTCGCTAAATTTCATGTAAAAATCTGCGTCGTTCGCCCATACATATTTCGTAGATACATGATTCTTAGTTGCCCAGTTTATTATTCCGGTCTTGTGTATTTTCTCACTGGGATGTTTGTATATCAAATGTCTAACCCCAGAATTCTCTCCGACCAAATTTGTTATACTTGAGGTACCATTCGCGGTTTGTTCCGCTACTATTACCTCACACCCGGTCTTGAGAATATACGGCAAAATAAATTTTAAATTATTTATCCTATGCTCTTTTAAGTTGAATATCGGAATTACAAATGTAATTTCTTTTGGATTAATCATAACATTTAGTAAAAATTTATGGAAAAATCATATAGCCGCCCGGTGCATATCCCATCAGTCCACCATATGTCGGCGTTACTGTGGGAGTTGGAGTTGGTGTGTGAGTTGGTGTTCTCGTCACGGTGTGTGTGGGCGTGACCGTGGGAGTATTAGTAATTGTGGGCGTGACGGTCGGGGTCGGGGTTAATGTCGGGGTGGGTGTGGGAGAATACGATACAGTCGGAGTGACCGTCGGAGTAACTGTCGGAGTGACCGTTGGCGTCGGCGTCGGAGTTCTAGTTGCCGTGAGCGTTGGAAATGGTGTGGCGGACGCTCTTGGCGTGTGAGTTACCGTCGGAGTAACCGTGATTGTCGGAGTAACCGTGATTGTCGGAGTAACCGTGGGAGTAGTTGTCGGAGTAGTCGTCGGGGTTACCGTTGGTGTGGTAGTAGTCGTCGGAGTGACCGTCGTTGTAGTTGTGACCGTCGGAGTAACTGTCGGAGTAACCGTTGGCGTCGGCGTTGTGGTTGGAGTAGGAGTTTCCTTTGGAATGAACGCCGCCTTGTTGCTCAATAATTCCCAGCCGGTGAGTATTCCAAGATTGCTATTTTTAATGTATAGATATGTTGACTGGTCGTATTCTACTAATTTTTCATCCGCTTCTGTTCGCAAATATGTCGGGGTTTTGTATGCTTGAAATTCAACCGTATGCCAATTATCATGCGCACTTCCAGAATAATTTATCTTATAAAAATTACCATTCTTGTAGAATAGAGTTCCCTTTTGACCATCAATTAGCCCGTCCGGATTACCGGCGAAATTTGTATTAAATGGTAGGATTATGCTCATAGACCACTATAATTAGTGAACTGCCTTACTTAATCGGCAATTATTTGCCAGATTCACCCGAAGAATCTTCGGTTTCTACGGGACGACCGTGGGCCAATGTCGGTATTGTACAGTTTAAAAAATCTCCCACAACGCCCGTGATAGCCAATCCTATAAATGTAGCCAATGTTGCTATTATAATAACAAAAAAGAATTGGTATCCCATGTCCCAACTCTTCACCATAGACAATATATCAATAATCATATACATTATATTACTTGTTTATTTGCGTTAGTCAACTAAATCTTACACTTGACTATTCTTTTTTTCATTAACTATATTTCGTTTTTCTGTATCATCCAGTGTCCACGACAAAGTTATAGGCATAATATGTTTTTTCCACTGTCCGTTCATTTCCCGTTTAAAATACCAGATTATACATTTGCTATGTTTGCCTTCTCGAACTGCCTTTGCTATGCCTTTAATCGAACCTTTAACAAGTTCATTGCTTCCATACGACACAGGGGTTCCCATATCTGAGTCATATAATACTTGTCGGTCTTTCATATCAAACCAATAAAATTGTTTTTCATTGAGACTCCAATCGTTTTTCAATTTTGGTATTTTAAAATTGCCTTTTCCCATCATGAAATTGGGTGGTGGATTTTTTTGCATTTCATTTGGTTTTGCTGGGTCAAGTTTCCATCCATCGTTGTTGTTCATGACATAATCCAAAACATAAAACGCACGGCGCTTTCCAACTTTAATTTTTTCGGCCTCTGCAACGAGTGGCGCATCTACTTTATTTATTTGTCCATAAGATACAGGGTCTCCCATTCCAGAGTCATATAATACATAATGACCTTTTCCCATATTGAATTTGTAAAATAAATCCTCGTTCAATGGTATCTTCTTGTACTGCACTGGTATTTTGTCCATGCGTATAAATAGAAAACCGCCGACAAATTTCTTGTCGGCGGTTTTCGGTTGTAATAACGTTATTTTTAAACAGTTGGCGTATGTTCGGACACTGTCGATGCTGTGGCGGCGACCGTTGCAGTTGCTGGCACCACCGCCTTCTTCTTGTCGGATGTGACATCCCCCACCGAGACGGTGGACTTCTTATCGACCAGTTCGAGGACTCCTGCGGCCTTTGCCGCATCGAGAACTGCCTTGGACGGGTTCGCCTTGGTGTACACCAGCTTTGGACGGCCAATGACCGGCTTAATCTTGCCGATGGCCACCAACTTGTTATCGGCCTCGGCCTTCTTGAGCCGGAACCGGAGAGTAATTGCTGGGATTACCGCAACTCCTCCGACTTTTTGCCACATTTCATCAATGGTGAAATGTCCTTCGGGCCATTCGATGTTAATGGGAGTTTTCTTAGTTTTATTTGTTGTATTTGGCATAATTTTATTGTTTATGATTGTTTATAATTGCTTACTGGGTGACTTCGTTATCGCAATATCCGTCGGAATATCCGTCGTGGAATTCGTCCGTTTCATTTCCGTCAAGTGAAAACTGGTATTCTTTTCCAGACAGAATGTCGTCGGACCCCAACTTGTAACCAATACTATATTCACTGTTGGAGTCATCGCCCTCGGTCTCGTCGGTGTAATCGTCGGTGTAATCGTCTGCATTGTCAAGTCCGCAGTTGTCCGAGCATCCACAATCAGAATTATCGTAATCGGGAGAAATCTCGACGGCGTCGGCGGTGTAAACCACCTTGTCCAATTCCTTCACAATGTCGGTAATTTGAGAAACAACGGTGTATTCGCATACCCGCATCTTCGTGTGCCCTTCGTACTTCGGCACAGAAACAACATTCTTAGGATTAACCTTGACAATCAGAAGTCGATTGCCATCGGCGGCACGCACTTCACCCTTGGTAAAGTGACCATATCCGACCACATAATCCAGCGCCCCGACGTGCAGTCCTTGAGAACAATCGACGCCATAATTATCATCAACCATATTTCGTGGCATTGCAACGACCTTGCCGATAGAATTGTCAAACTTACCGCTGTAGATATCGGTATAGTTATTTTTCACGGCCTTGTACGCGAGAAAACAGCCGTCCTCGGTGATTGGCAATCCATAGTTCTCCAAAAACCAATAAGTTTCGTTAACCGAACGCGCCGATGGGTTTTCCATCAAGTTTTCGAGAAACTTCATCATATGGTCGAACTTAAATCCTTCCGTCATCATCTTCAAAATGCGGTCGGTGAGAGTATTATGTACAACAAATCCATTCACAAAAATTTGTCCGTTGATGACGGCAATGCGATTGCCAGAATACTGGGTGACTGCCTTTGCAACATTCACCAGATTCTCGATCTCGTCGAACTCCCCCGCCTTGATTGCGGCGATAATCTTGCTATAATTAGGGTGGTCTGTTGCCACAGTAAGACACTCGCTCTTAAGATAGAGTGTTACGGAACCATTCGTCTTGATGACGTACGGGATATTAGTTTTAGTGTTGCTCATTTTTAGTTTTTATTGCTTAACGTTGAATATATTATGTGTCGCTTTGTTATTTGTCAATCTTATTTTAGGAATTTTTGTCGATAAAGTTGATGATTTTCACAATCCCATGTGTGACATTGGAATAGTCGGAAACAATGTCAAAAACGCCCATGTATTTTTGTTCAATGTCGGCCTGAAACTTTACGTAATCAAATCCACATTTTGCGTGAGACTTGGACTCGACCCCAAATATTTTATAAAACATGATAGTTTCGTGCGAAACTAGATTCAGCTTTGTTGAATCCAAATATGCTCTCATAAAATCCTCTAACATTTTCCGGGTGGAAACGCGAGCGATATTTGCGAGTTCGGACTTACTCCGAATAAGTTTGTTATACAAACTAGAATAATTATGGGCATCGCTTGTGTTCGTTGCGCGATAATATTCGTCTTCGTATTTTGCCTTATCATTTTTCAAGACCTTAGCAACTTCGTCGGCAACATTAATCCACGTACCAACCTTCATCAGATGAAGATTCTTTCGATTGATGCCAAAAACCGCGATTTCCTTGCCATTCAATTTATTATCCACGAACGCAGAAAGAAGTGGTGTCATAACATCACTAATATTTTTACCATTCCACATAGCGTCAGAGTACAAAAAATCGACGTAATAATAAGTATTTTTCGAATCAATCGCTTCGGCGCGAGATGCCCTGTATGCATGCGGAGTACGATTCTTAATCGGTTTGATGAATTCGGCCAAGGAATAATAAAAGATTTCATCAGTAGTCGCCGTACGAGCTTGGCGAGGGGTGGCGGGTGGCTTTGGAAGAGTTTCGATGTTGACTATGGATGCATCATTCCAACCGAAATATTTCTGGTGTGCAAAAAATGTAGCAGCATTGTTAGACAAATCAGTAACTGTGTAGCAGAGTGGAATCGCACCCGTCGGATACTTGGTGTTGAGATAGTGGCGAACTCGCGCCTTTTTAATGGAATCAGAATTCGTATAAAAAATCACAATCTCCTTCCCATCAGCGTGTGGACAGTAGGTACCAGTCCGCTTGAATTTTCCATTGATTCTCTCCAACAGGTGAAGTTGAAAAGGCGCAAGGACACTTGACGCAGTCAGTAGGCCGAGTGCGCTATGCACCCGCGATACATTATCGTTGGGTGAATCAATCGTAACGCCATTGTAAGAGATTGAAATGTCGCCAATAAAATTCTTGATGTTTGTATACTTGTTGTTGTACCCATTATATTTATTGTGCAATTCCATTGCATTCCATCGACTGGTCGGAACTTCCACGGATTGTTTAACTTGCGCCTTCAACTCTTCGATGGCACGTGTTGCTGCTTCCAGCAACTTTTCTGCCGTGCTATTACCATCCTCATATTGAAGTTGTTCCTTATTTGGTGCGACTTCAATATCACCGATGTCAAAAAAGAAATCGAACCCGCCGTAACTAAATGCGTTTTCTACGCCGGGAATGTAGCCCTTGGCAGACGCAGCATAGATGGCAGACCGCATCGCTTGATGAGAAACCGGATAGCAATAATTTCCCATGAATGCATTACACGAGCGATTAGTATAATAACCTTGTGTATTGCGATACCCCCAATTCTTGCCTTCATAAAGATAAACTCGCGGAGCAAATTCGATATTTGCGCCGACAATTTTTGGACGGTGGCGAAACGGTTCGTAAGCTCGGGTAATTTTGTCAATCCACATCGAAATTTCGGCAATCTTAACACCAAACTTAACTTCCAGCCCATTGGGCTCGGAAGATTGTTCGGTGATGATGTGCAGGATATTCGGACTACCAGTCTCGTCAATGTAGCAGTTATAGACATGCTTGACCCCGTCGACCCAAGAAGTTACGTTAAAATTGTCGGTGTAATTGAACGGAGTCTTGCTGCCAAGTCCCATACATCCATCGGAGTCGTTGTCCGCAGTTTTGGTGGACTCAAAATACGTGGTATAAATAGTCTCGATGTGTTCGGGACTAAGTCCGGTACCAAAATCGCGAACAGAGAACCACGGCTCAAGAGTATTTGGAGCATGGACTTGAAACGGGGTTGCCGTGTTTTTGGCCTTAACGTGGCTATCCCACGCGTTTGCGCCCAACTCACGGGGAATAGCAAGCACCGGCTCGGAATAAAATCCAGAGAGGATTTTGAATGCCTTCGCACTCGCTTTAATCTTGAAGCGGGACGGTGTGGCGGTTGCACTGGTCAGAACAGGAGACGATTGTGTTTGGGCGATAATCATGTGTTAAGTTATTACGTCGCACATCCTACACGGCGGATATAGAAAGTCAAGCAGTTTTTATCATTTTTTAGTACTAAAAATAAAAACCCACCTGATTTGGTGGGTTTTTTGATTGAGTGATAGGATTAAGATTATTATTCTTCTTGGCATTTCCATCTGCGCAGGGCCAAAGCCTTGCGGGTTGGTTCGCCGTTTGGTTTTTTCATTGGACCCTCTACCCCAGACATTCTTGCACAGAATGATGCCTTACGTGATTTATCTTTGCCCTTTGGATGTGATTTTGTGACGGGAGCTTTAAGATTGCTTCCAGTTTTTTTGTTATACGAATCTCTTCCTTTTTGAGTAAGTCCACCTTTTTTACTTTTGTGTCCTTTTTTGTCAGCAGTGCCACCCTCATCAAGTTCGCCTTGAAATATTTCTCTTACCATTCCCTTGACAACTTCTTTTACTCTGCCGCGTAAATCTTCCGATTCGGTATTATCGTTCTCCTCAACTTTTTCACAACTACCTTTTTCATATGGCGCTACGCCGGGTGTGGGTTTATAACCAGTCCAACACCTGTTTTTTTCGTCCAATTTAATTTCTGAGATAACTTCGGCAATCAACTCCGCTAGTTCAGATTTTTTCATATGTTATTTCTTTTTTTCTTTAAATGCAGGGGTTCCCTTGTCTTTGACAGTTAATTTGTCAGGACTTTCCATTTTAGAGTCGGTTTTTAAATACGCCGTCTTTGGCTCCACTTTGTCTTTTCCTTTAAGGACTCGGTCAATAATTTTTTCAATCTTATCCACCAATGCTCCACCCATCTGGCTAGCTACATCTGAATTTACCGGAGCCAAATCTTTATCAACTTTCTCCTCCGCTTTCTTGTCATTGTCGTCCGCAATATCTTTCTGTGTATCTTCATCAGTCTCTTCCATCGTGTCTTCGACCTTGGAATCGCGGTTTTCCGGTTTTATTTCTTTGCCGGAGTTTATAGACTTGGCGCGGGCTTTTTCAACGTATGAGGTGTCGGATGTATCCGCGTGGTCTTTAGCAAACTTGACCGCATTGTCCAACGTCAATCCTTTAGCGGTTTTTCTATCCGACCCATTTGTGATTGACACTACGTCGTAGTTATCATCGCTCTGACGAGAAAATGCTACATTATGATTCTTCTTATCGCCAACAACCTTACCGGTCCCCGGAGAACTTATGGTCTTACCATCTTTGCCTATTAGCTTATCGACCGCTTTCGCGCCTTCTACATCGTCGGCGTGGTTTGGAGTACCAAACTGATTATTGGTGATTTCTTGTAATATAATCTTTTTGATGGCTTGTTTTAATTCGTCTCTATTCATAAGTGTATATACGTTTAGTATATAAATAGTTCCTAACTCTCAATTTCGCTTATAAATTTATACTAAATACTATTAAAAATCATATAATACCGGGGAGTTTCCTTAAAATAATGAGAAACAAAAAACCGCCGAGTTATCGGCGGTTTGTGATGTTTTTATAGTATTTAAGCTTCACAACTCTTACAGTCTAAGATACTTCTCCCCAATTCTTGGGCAGGATTGGTTCCTCGTTGATAATAAAGGCACTTTACGCCCTGTTCCCAAGCAAAAATCATTAGTTGATTTACATCCTTCACAGATGTTTTTGGATGAATTTGCAAATTTATGCTTTGCCCTTGGTCGATATACTTTTGTCGTGATGCCGCTTGAATTATAATTTCTTTTTGTGAAATTTCACCGAAAGTCTTAAATACTTCTTTTTCGTGGTCGCTCAAGAACTCAAGATGTTGGACGCTTCCTCCCTTATGCAAAATAGTCTTCCACACTTCTTGAGTGTTCTTATTATGCTTTTCCAATACATTTTCAAGATATGGATTACGATAAGTGAACTTGCCTTTAGCCAAATCTTTTGTATAATAATTGCTGTTAAGCGGTTCGACCGAAGGAGATACTTGACCCAATATAAATGAGCTGCTCGTAGTTGGAGCAATCGCCATCGTAGTGACATTTCTCAATCCGTAGCCCTTCAACAATGTCGGTTCTCCATATTCCTTTGCCATTTCTTTACTTGCAGCAATACTCTTGTCTCGAATAACGCGATGTATTTGGGTGTTGAGCATTTTGGATTCCATACTCTCAAAAGCAATCATCTTGCTTTGTAGATAAGAATGCCAACCCAATACGCCAATACCAAGAGCACGTTGATTTTTAGCAAAATTATGAGCGGCCTTGAGGAATGGAATATTTTCAGTTGCATGAATATAATCTTCCATCACAGCATCGAGGAAGTATGTCAGTGTTTCGACTGCATCCGTTGTCTTCCAATCGTCATAATGAAGCAGGTTCATAGACGATAGATTACAAACAAATGTTTCATCTGGTGAAGAACTCAAGCAGATTTCGGAACAAAGATTGGAAGCATATATCTTCATCTTCTTGTCCTTGTATACTTGAGGAGCATTATCATTTACGTTGTCACTAAAGAAAATGTAAGGATATCCAGACTCGAACCGTTTCTTAAGAACCTTGGCCCAAACACCCCGAGCATCCTTGTCCCCATCAATCATCTTGCGCATGAACTTATTGCTTACGCAAACGCCAATGCTCAAATCTTGAATAGCATGACCTTCTTCGCGAATACCAAGGAATTCCATAATATCCGGGTGGTCAATCGGCATATATGCTGCAAATGAACCGCGACGAACGTTTGATTGTGAAACCACTCTCGTCACGCTATCAAACATTTCCATGAAATGAACAGGACCGGAACTGGTTCCTCCAACGCTAATTGGAGTGCCTCTTGCACGCAGTTCTCCAAAGTATCCAGAGGTACCGGCACCGTACTTTGTGAGCATACCAACCTCGGCAGTTTTTTCCAGAATAGAAGTCATTGTGTCAGACACATATGAACCGTTACACGAAATAGACAATCCGCGACCATTTCCAAAATTTGCCCATATCGGAGATGATAAACTATACCATCCCTTATGCATATATGCCTCGAACTTGTCGGAAAATCCTTTTTTCTTTAGAATTTTTTCTGCCGCTTTTGCGATTTCGTGAATTCTTTCCTCGGCGGTTTGGCCTTTGGGAAGATATCCTCGTTCAAGAAATGTGACAGAATCTTTGTTTAACCAGTAAATATCCTTGCTCATATATATTAAAATAAATCGGTTGCTTGTATTGATTGCGTTTTTTTGGAATACTCTACGGGACGCTTGTGAAAGAAATCCGTCATAGTGTTTCCCATTACATCCTCATCCATCCACATAGTCAACTCAATAATTTCTTGCGGTACATCAAAAATTTTCTTGAAGCCAATCATTTCTAGCGAGTCGTTCAATCTTCTTTGTACGTATCCTTTAAGAATATCGGCACTAATTTTGTCGTCTTTATAATCTCCAATCATCCAATCTATCAATTTTGATTCGGCATTGTATGATTCTTCTGCTTCGTGTAAAATACGAGCTTCAAGTTCCGCGTCAAATAACTCCGGCAATTCTTGTCGAATTGTATTTATAATTTTTACACCAGCAAGACCATGAAGTGTTTCTTCTTTTGCTGTATATGCAACTTGTTGTGCTGTATCTTTTAGTAGACCTTTATAACGATTAAACCAATTAATAATATAAAATTGACTAAATAGAGATACGTTTTCTACATATAGCGTAAAAAGAGTCAGCGAATATATATACTGTTTACGAGAATCTGTGTAATTCTTGTCTAAATATTTGCGCAAATATTTGACACGCCCTTGAATAATATCAAGTTTTAAGTTTTCTTCAAATACGTCTTGCATTTGCAGCACTTCGAGTAGTTTTTCGTACGCATTATTGTGAATAACTTCGATGTTTGCCATCGTTATTCCCAAATCGCTCATGGCTGGATGTGGTAATACATCGCCCAATTTGGCCCAAAACTTCTTTACTGATATCTCAATTTGTCCAATTGCGCTCAGAGCATTTTTAATAATCAACTGCTCTTGTGCGGTCATTTCTGTTTTATATTGTTGCAAGTCGGACGTAAAAGTGAACTCGTTTGGAGTCCAATGTCCAGCCCACATGGCGTCTATGTATTCTTGTGCCCAAGGATAGCGGTTCGGTTTGCGTGCGATTTGTTCGTCAAAAATTGTCATGTTAAAGTTTTTTGTATTTAAAGGTGAAAATAAGTAGTTATTAAAAAAATAAAATTGGAAAATATATTTTTTAATTTTTTCTTATAAATCTGCGTTTTCTCCATTTTGCTTTTGGCGCGATGCATTCCACTTCGCCTTCAATGAACTTTTCACGGTATTTTCATCGCCTTCCATAATAGATTTAATTCCCGTGGATTCTTTTGAATCCGCGTCAAATAAATCAATCTGGCCGTTTCCAGTGTCCATTTTGGCATAAAGTGTAATTCCATCCGGACCAAATCGGTTTTTTATAATATGGCACCGGGCGGTATTATTTGCTTTATCCTGCACATTTCTCGAAACGCTGATGACAAAGTCCGCAGTCATAATCTTTCTATAACTGTCCGCGATGTTGTGAGCTTGAACGACGTCCTCTTGGCCACCGCCACGATTGGTCTGAGATGCTGTCCAAACCGGAATCTGTAATTCTCCAGCCGCTTGGCGCAATTCTTCGTATATACCACCGGCCTCAGAATAACTGTTGCTGTTCTTTTCTTTCTCAATTGGTCGAAGAATGTCGGCGTAATCCACGATCATTTCATCAATGCGGATTCCCTCTAATACCTGTATTCTTTCTACATGGAATTTGAGTGATTGTGCACTTACCGTTTTAAGAGGGAAATATTTGACAAATAGTTTACCTTTGATTCCCTTGATTTTTTCGGCAACCTCGTCCTGTTTATATTTAATCTCTTGGAAGTTGATTCCCGTGAAGCAGCAGTCATACCGAAGGCCAACATAATTTTCATTTAACTCTAAGGTGAAATGTGCAATATTTTTGCCTTGTTTCATGGCGCGGGCTCCGAGTGAGCACAACAGCCAAGATTTGCCAATACCAGCAGGGGCAACTACAATGCCAAGTTCTCCCGGCCCGAGTCCACCATCCAACAATTTATCAACCGGTGCCCATCCCGTAGAAATAGTTTTTCGGCACATTTCACTCATGCGCGTTGCTATATCGACGTGATAATTATGGCCAAGGTTTCGTTCCATGCCCGCTTTCATTGCGCCGTCAACTAGGGACTTAATCTTTTCGTATTCACCACTCTTCAAGTGGTCAACGGAGTCCATGATGGCACTCTTCAATTTTTGATTTTTGCAAAATTCCAAAAATTGTTCTCTCACGAATTGCAAATCTTTTTCAGAAATCTTCGCGTGCACGGACCTAAGTTGTTCCGTGATAGCGGCCTTGAATTCCTCGTTCTCTATGGTTACAATGCGAACCTTGAAAACTTGGAATGTCGGCAAATCCTTGTATTGTATATGATATTGAATAATTTCTTTTAGAATCCAGCGATGGGATTCGTTTTCGAACGCTTCGACATCTATGATGTCAACGACGCGCTCCAAAAAAACTTTGTCGGTTAATATTCCTGCTATGATTTTTACTTGGAATTCCAAGCCAAACTTGTGCAGATTGTCGATGATTACTGGTGCCATAATAAGTTGATGGCTCTATCTTACCCGATATCTGGGCATAGTCAAATGATAAATACTAAACGTTATCGGTGGAGACTTTTTCTAATCTCTTCCGCTCTGGCTTGCATTAAATTCTTCAAGCCGTCGGACTTATTATTTCCTCCGCCGACTATTTCTACCCATCTGGCAATAATCATCTCACCATAATGTATAGAATCTAAGCCGTAATTGCCCAAGTTGCATCCATCATTAGCCTCTATAACAAAATTTTGGCCATTGTTGGTTACACCAACGTCTACCCCGTATGCTACGGGACTTGGCTTGTAATTTCTTACGACTTCTTCCACAAAATTTATGTCTGGTACTATTTGCCACTCGCCATAATAATGCTTAACCGCTAGAATCTCGCCTTCCATGACATAAACACGAAATTCGGACACAATGTCAATTGGGTCAGAAACATAAACAGGCACATCGTCCTTCTTGGTGTAAATTGGAAGTAAATCTAACATCGACTTTAATACCACACCATTGAATTCTTTCGGCTTGATTGGTTTTACAAATACCGGGATCTCGTCATCATTAAACTTTGCCCGCACTTCTCCGAGTGTACTTTTTTCAATTTTTCTGGCGTAGTGCGGATTTAACACCTCTGGATAGCAATCAAACGGTGGATAATTCACACCAAGTTTGTCAATCGCCTTGCGAAATACTGTCACTCCGGCGAACAGGGGTGTGTGTATAGTTATATCAAGTTTATCCAAATCCTTTTCTTCAAAACAAACAACGTCATATCCCAGTGTGTTAAATGCTTCCCACGCACAATAAAAATTGATGTTTGGAAATGTGCCGTTGTTTGTTTTTACGAATGCTTTCATATTATTCTGACGTTGAAAATACTGATAGTGGGTTGAATACTTCATTTACCCACGCTAGATAATTTGGGATGCTCGCTTGCATTTTACGCATTGCTATCTTCTGCATAAATTCTAGCTTATTATATTTGTTAACGTTGTCTACGGTGTCGAAAATTTTCAGTTGTAACGTCGGAGAAAAACTCGGTGTCTTTAATTGCATCAGGTTGTAATTTCTGTCCAAGATATCGGCACTGTCTGCTACGGTTGAGAATACTTTACTCTCATTCACCCGTTCCTTGGCGATAGTCAGGATGGCATCAACGGAAGTTTCTTTGCTGTCCAGTAGGACAGGAAATCTCTTTTTTGCTGTTATTAGTCCGATACCTTTAACACCTCCTATATTATCCGATGTATCTCCTTCGAGGATTCTGTAGTATATGAAGTTTATTGGGTGTATTCCGTATTCATTTATTACGTCTTGAACTCCGTACAATTTCTTTTTTGTGGGGCTCCAAATGGACACTCGGTCATTTACCAGTTGTAAGAAATCCTTGTCTGCGCTCATGATTGTGATTCGTGACGTAGGATACATTTGAGTCGCGATAAATCCAATCGTGTCGTCGGCTTCTATATAATCTATAGCTACCACACTCACCGGCAAAGACTTTAAATAGTCAATGAGCATCATGAGTTGATTTATCATAGAATCCTGTTCGGTCTGTGGGTCGCTCATTTCCTCGTATGCTCGATTCACTCGGACTTTCATTGCCCGTTTATTCTTGTAGTCCGGATATAGTTTCTTTCTTCTCTGCGACCCGCCCTTTCCATCAAAAACAATAATGACCTTCGTGGGAGTTAGTAATTTAATCGCATGTCCGATTGTAGTTAAAAACCCACTCACTCCGCCGACGTGTTCTCCGTTATCGTTAAGAGTTGGGACTACCGACCAAGTGCGTATAAAATTATTGGTACCATCAATAACCAGTATGTCACTATTTTTAGTCCTCGGTGTGATTACAGCCGTGGCGTGCTCCTCTTTTATTTGAGCAAATAGAGACGTAAATTTTTTCTTAGTATCGTTTTCCATGTAATGAGAACCGCGTGGAGGTATTTCACTCCACGCGATTAATTTTTATTCGTCCATACCCTCGCCAACAGCATCAATTTCGATGTCATCGCCAGCGTCGCCAGACGGAGTTCTATATTTCATAATAAACTCATCGCACAGCTTGGTATATAGATAATCTCTACATTCCTGTCTGTCGGCTATCAATTTAGTGAATTCTTTCTTTTCAAACACCACAGTCTCGGGCTCTTTGCCCTCGACTGTCATGATGAATTGAAGACTTTTCGCTTTCTTATCTTCCTCTTTCTCTGCGTCTTTTTCCTTCTTGGACTTTTTCACGTCGCTCTTTTCCTTCTTCGCGTTCGTGATTACATCCCATTCGAGCAATTTTTCAAGCCAATTTCCATAATTGTCGATACCACGGTCGAAGAAAATGTTGAACTCGACGCTTTTCAGTGGCGGTCCCATGCGGTTTTTTATCACCGTACATTTTGTCTTCACGCCAACGACATTTTTGTCAGCAGTCTTGATTTGTCCCACCGGCTTGAGCCGCAATCTAAGCGATGCGTGGTATGCGAGTGCTTTTCCTCCGCTGGTTGTCCACGGATCTCCGAGGCCAACAAACCCAATTTTTTGGCGAAGTTGATTTGCAAATATTAGACATACTCGTTGCTTTGCAATCAATTGTGTAATTTTTCGCATTGCCTTGCTGGTGATGATAGCTTTACCTGTGGCGTATCCATCTACACCGTGGTCCGCCGCCATTTCTTTCAACGTAGACGTGGCCGCGATGCTATCCACAATAATCGTCACTAATCTGTTTTTATTCGCCTTGCGGACTCCCACAATAATTTGCTCAATTGAGTCGAATATGTGTTCTAGAATATTCATGTTTACAATCATCAAGTTTCCCTTGCTGACGTCTACACCAATTCCGGCCAACCAATTTCTTTCAATTGCGCATTCGGTGTCAAATAAAACAGCCATTCCGCCTTTTTGTTGGGTAGCTTTTATTATATGAGCGGCCATCAAACTCTTTCCAGAGCCTTCGAGGCCAGTCAATTCGGTTATTCTGCCGACTGGGATTCCCGCATTTGGTCGATTTGCGATGGACAAATCCACTAAATCGTTTCCGGTTGTAATCCAATCCGTCACTTGCGAGGCGTCTTCATCCTCGTCCAAGAAAAATGCTACCTTTTCTCCTTGGGCTTTGTTAATTGCCTCGGCTAAGACTTCACCAAGATTATCTTGTGAATCCATTTCCACCTCGACGCGTTTCTTCTTTTCAAGTTTTTCTAATTTTTCCATATATGTAAAAGGGTCAATATAAGATACGCCAGCATTGGCTGGCGCATCATTATATCATTTATTATCTATCAGTTAGACTAATTCAACTTTAAGAGTTGAACATGTCATCGAACTCTTGCTTTGCCGCAGTTGGCGATATCGGCGATTTCACCGATGCCTTTGTTGTGGAACTCACAATCACTGGTGCTTCACTATCGTCAACGATTGTTGGAATGGGAGCTTCTTCTCCGTCCGGATTTCCTTCGACGGAATTCACCCACGTATCCATGACTGCGGTCAATTCATCATACGACAGTTCTGGAAATAGTTCCACAATGTTTCGTTGATGCTTAACCTTCTCAAACAGAACCTTATCCGTCGATGCAAATGCCGGAGTTGTATTTCCCCTCGGACGAACAGTTGTTTCCGGGAAGCTCTTACCAGTCTCGGCAGCAGTCTTAAATTCTACAAGAATATCGCGACCAGTATTCAAATCGGTAATATCTCCGAAGTCGGAGTCATTCATGATATCAAGTACGGATTGATATACAGTCTTGCCCATTCCCCAGAATTTTACACCTTCATTTTCTTGTCCGCGCACTAGAATCGGCGCGTATGTTCTTGGTTTTGGGTCCAGCGCCCTAGCTTTGGTCCACTCTTCTTTGCTTGAACTATTCTTCTTAAGTTTAGTTGCAAACTCCACAATCGGGTCCGGTCGACCAAACGACGTAGGGCTCAAATATGTCTTACCGTTTAAGTTGTAGTGAAACAATAATTCAACGAATGGAAATTCCGGACTGTGCGTATAAGGAAGAAATCTCACCGTGGTTTTTCCCGGAGTTGGCTTCCAGATGCTTGTCGATTTGTTCGAATTTGCTTTCATGCTCTCCAAGCGAGCTTTAATTTTTGATATGTCTAATGCCATAGTATTTTTATTTATTAATGTTTAATGTTTAATTTAGCTAGTTAGTTTCAGTTACCAAATAGTTAATATCCGGTAATATGAACCAAGAATTGCAATTCGTCAATCTATAATAAGATTAATCTTTTTATTAATCAACCGTACTGCATTTCTCGGTTATTAATAAGTATCTAGACGCCAAAAAATCGAACAAAAAATCTCGTTTATAGTCGAGATATTGTTAACAATTTTGTGGGGGTGACGCGGAATTTTCCTCCGCTTGTGGATATGAAAGAGTTTCTGTATTGTTCCCAGTCTACTTGATATTCTCGACCAGACATTCCGCCGGTCTCTGATCTAATCAATTCGTTGAGTGCATTGATAGAATATATTACGTTATATTCTTTTTTACGGTGCACTGACATCGTCCTTGGATAAAACTCAATTTTTCCACGTTTTGCATTGAACGTTAAAAATATGTCATTAAAATCTAATGTGCTCTGTAATACATACACGGCATTTTCGGGTATATCGTAATATTGAACTAACGCACGAACCTCCTGCAAATATGTTTGATATGTAGCAAACGTACACAACAACTGTGTGTCATATTCACGCATTATGCACCATTCTTTTGAGCAAATATTTTAAATTCTTCCCGGTCCACGTTCTTTATTGGAACAATTTCACCGGTCATTCCGACGACCGCCGAAGCTTCTCCCATAGGATTTCTCCATTCTCCGTACGGAACAGAGGTCCAACCTTTTTGTTGGGCGAATTTGGCCGACAGTGCAACATAATCTGGGGCGGAAGGTGTTGGGATTGTCCCGGCACCAACGGCGGAAGTTGCGCCCGGAGTCGCGCCAGATGCCCCACCAGATGCCCCGCCGTTGCCTGTGGGAGCGTTTTTGGTTACATCCGGTGGGATTGTATCAGAAACTCCCGAATTTGCCCCAGAACTCGCTGGTTTTTGTTCCGGTTTCACGACCGCTGGTTTATCAGATGGAGCGGACCCTATATTTGCCGGTTGTTTTTCTGCTGCCGGTTCTTTTACTGGGGTTGTTGGTGGGGTGGCTCCGCCTTGCGGGGCGGTTGGCTCTGTTGCGCTTGGTCCTTGTTGGTTGGTGCGCTTTTGTTTGCCTCGTTTCTTATAATAAAGATTCATTCCGCCCTGTCCGTGAGTTGGGTCCGACTCAAAATGAGTTCCTTTCTGAATTGCTGCCTTTTTATATTCAATCGACGGAAATGTTACCAACCAGCCTTCTTTGTTAAATGCTCCT